AACCACTCAAAGCAGGAGTTCCACAAAACTTAGAAGCGATAGCTGCTGCTAATGAACAAGACCAGTCAGCCTCACAAGAGAAGGCAGCGAATCCGTCAGCACTAGATCCTGCACAGAGAGCCTCACGGGCATTGTCAGATGGAGTCAGTTACGCGGGTGATCCAATTCAACAAGAACAGAATGCAGTAAACAGTACTTCAATATCTGATATATCTCCGGCACAATCTCCTGAGAATCAAAAAATACAAGATGCTATCAAGAGAATGGAAGAGAATGGTATTCCTGCACCACCGGCAGCACGAGTAGCGGTCAACCCTGTGAAAGCGAGTTCAGCAACACCCGGCACATATAGTGTCTTGGGACAAATATTGGGAGTGTCCCCGCAGAATAGCACGCCTGCTAATCTAGCAAAAGCGACATTGGGTGTCATACAAGCGAATCCAAATACTAGGGGCGTGTTAAAAGGTACTAATATACAGAATGTCAATCTAGGAATAGATGTAGGACAAACATTGAGTAGTGGGAAATCATTGAGTTCTGGTCAATTAGGAACGATTATCAATTCAACAATCGCTGCTAGTGGTATCAAAGCATTACCAGGTGGTCTTGGGTCAGTCTCATCAATCATAAACAGTCCGATAAGTTCATTAGGAAGAAGATTTTTAGGAAACACAAAAATTCCGGGATTGTCTAATACTAATATCAAATTACCAGGATTATCTAATCTAACTGCTTCTATAAGTAAAACTACTAATAATATAGGATTGCCTGGACTAACTTCTTACATAAACAATACTTTCACTTCAGCACAAAACTTTATATCTAAACAAACTGTAGGTGTAAGTAAAGCGACCGGAGTAGGAGTATCAACATCTATATACGGTGGCGGTATCTCAATAATACCAAATGCTGTTAATACAGCTACAAATGCAGTAGTACCACCGAATCTACGAAATCAAAGTTTGATGTCTGTAATAACTTCTGCGTTGGTTCCGGCAGAACGTGCTAAGTTACAAGCTAACGTAAACTCAGTGGGAAGCGCGAGTCCTTTCCCAGTAAAAACTGCAACAGTAGCAACTACTACGAATGATAGAAGTGAGATTTCAACACAGACTAGTAAGTTATTAGGTGATAGTAGAGTGCCACCGCCCGATTTTTCAGGTGCCGCTTCAGCGCCGGCACCAGCACCAACATCATCACCGAAAGAGTTGACCGCTAATCAAATACGATATGTCACGTTAAGGCGCGAGGCTCTTCAACGGAAAAAAGAGTATGATACTACCGTTGCAAACTGGAGTGCTGAAGAAAAAATAAATATGGCTACATATAAACAAGCTAAAAATACTTTACCTGAAGGTGACCCTGAAATAGAAAGCTTGAGAAGACAAGGTAGAGAAAGAGTTGCAGCGTTTGAGAAATGGAATAAAGAAACACTGGCTTTGATCGATGCAAAAAATATAGAACTCAAGGCCGCCCAAGATCAATTAAGCAGCAGCGAATTCGTTGCTGTATATTAGATATTAACTAAAACCCATATAAATATATAATAATAGGATAAAATATGCCATCATACGTCGGATTCAGCACTATAAACGCAAACAAACCTAGGACCATTTCACGGAATACCGGAGTAGACGGTGGCAATGGTTCTGTCCTGCAACCAATAGTATTTGGAAAGAAATATGCATCAGTAGATTCACCATTGGTGATACAAGATTTCGTCAATGCATTGAACATCCGTCAGGGAGAAAAAGTTGGGCAACCTGGGTACGGTACATCATTGTGGAGTTTCGTATTTGAACCAAACACAGCCGACGTACAATTTCAATTAGAAAACGAGATTCGTAGGGTAGCTTCACAAGACCCTCGGATAATATTGAATTCAGTAAAAGCCTATCCACAAGAGAACGGGATTTTACTAGAAGTTGAATTAGCAGTATCACCCTTCAATCAAGCTACATTATTAAGCGTGTTCTTTAATAGCGCTACCAACGTTGCAGTACTGCAATAACCTTAAAAACCCGTGGTTTCTGTTATGATAAATACATAAAAGAGAAACATTATGGCTACAAGTTCAAGACAATCAGCGATTTTTGGAGTAAATGACTGGCAGGCCATTTATCAGACATTCAATCAAGCTGATTTTAACAGTTATGATTACGACACCCTACGCAAGAATTTCATAGATTATTTACGTCTATACTATCCCGAGACCTTCAATGACTTCATTGAAAGTTCAGAATTTATCGCGTTGCTCGATGTCATGGCGTTCATGGGTCAGGGTCTAGCTTTCCGTAATGACTTGAATACCCGTGAAAACTTCATAGATACTGCTGAACGCAGAGATTCAGTAGTAAAATTAGCTAATCTAGTAAGCTATACTCCTAAAAGGAATATCGCTGGTCAAGGTTATCTAAAAGTAACCAGCATACAGACTACTCAAAATCTAACAGATTTGAATGGGATCCCATTAGGAAACACACCTATATTATGGAATGATCCTGCAAATCCAAATTGGCTAGAACAATACAATACCGTTATTAATGCTACATTAATCAATACTCAGCGTGTTGGATTACCAGCTAATTCAGCACAGATTCTTGGAGTAAAGACCGATGAATATACATTACAGATACCGGCGGGAACAAGCCCAGTAGTACCATTCTCAACCACTGTAAATGGTATGAATATGAATTTTGAATTATGTAGCGTCAGCACAGTAGGTGAAGATTATGTATATGAAATTCCACCTGCACCTACCAACCAATTCAACATGTTGTACCGTAACGACAAGTTAGGATACGGCAGCCCAAACACAGGATTCTTTTTCTACTTCAAGCAAGGTACATTACAAAACTTTGATTTTAATTATCAGAATCAGATTGCTAACCAAGTGCTTGACATTGGTGCGATACAAGGTGTTAACAATACTGACACATGGTTATATCAAATAAGCCAAACTAATGGTACTTATGGGTTATGGATCAAAGTAGATAACATCTATGCAAATGCGTACCTACAAACACAAAATAGTGTTAGAAAAATATATTCTGTAAACAGTCGATTCAACGACCAAGTAAGTTATGTATTTGGTGACGGTGTATTCAGTGAAATACCAGTCGGTAACTTTAGAGCATATGTTCGTGCTGGTAATGCATTGACTTATACTATACAACCTACACAGATACAAAATCTTACTGTTACCATGAACTATGTCAGCAGAGTTGGGCGCGTAGAAACATTGACCATTGGATTGAGTTTACAAACTCCGGTGACTAACGCACAAGCTAGAGAAACATTAGCTGACATTAAACAACGTGCGCCAAGTCGTTACTATACACAGAATCGTATGGTCAATGGTGAAGATTACAATAACTTCCCATATACATTGTATAGTTCAATCATCAAGAGCAAGGCTATCAATCGCAGCAGTGTTGGTGTAAGCAAGAACTTAGATTTACTTGACCCAACTGGCAAGTATAGTAGCAGTAACAGTTATTCAAATGACGGTGGAGTTTGGTTAGATGATACTGATGGATATGCATTATTGAACATTACTAATCTTAGTGATATACAAACTTTCTTGAACGATACATTAGCAAACATATTAGGTGATAACAAATCATTACAATATTATGTTCAGAATTATCCAAGATATAATACAACTATCAGTTCAGATGATAATTTAGTATATTGGCATACTAGCACAGTAGATGCTAATAGCACTTCTGGTTATTTTTATGAATTGCTCAACGGCAATGATACTCCAGTGCCAATTGGTACATATTCAACTTACAACTTAAAGTATTTGACTAAAGGTGCATTGATAAAATTCATAGCGCCGGACAGCTATTATTTTGATAGTAATAATAGATTGGTATATGGTGTTGCCGGTCCTTCAAACATAACATCTATTTGGACAACTGTATTGAATGTTATTGGCGATGGGTATAACAATGGATTAGGACAATTTGCTAATGGAACTGGGCCAGTGACATTAAACAAATATGTGCCACAAGGTGCAATTATTACCACAGTAATACCTGCGTTTCAAAATACTTTACCTAATACAGTATCTAATGAATGTATCATCAGATTAGAATTACAACAAAATTTTACATTAGTTTTTAACAATGCATTAACTATTGTACAAGACAGATGGAGTGTTGATCCTACGTCACAACCTGGCTACTTTGTTAAATTTACTAGCACTGGGTACAATAGATATACAGTAAGCTATAAATCATTGAATTATTATTTTGGTAGTGTAGCTGATACTAGATTTACTTATGAAGCTGGTAAATTAGTTTATGATCCTTTTTCCGGAATCATATTACAAGATTTTATAAAAATACTACCTACTAACACACAACCAAATTCAAACTATCCATTATCTAAAGCAGTAACTGGAAGTATTATTGGTCAAACAGTTGAAAGTGACGGTTATATAAATGACTTTGAAGTTCAGGTTGCTAGTATTGATGTTAACAACAGAACAATAGTAGACAATCCAGATTTCTTTTATGATGTGACTGGATATGTTACCGGAAATACCAATATAGGAATATACACTTTTTTTGAAGAAATACAAGATGCTATTAATTTAACTAGAATTGAATTA